TATAGTCTGAAGCAATTGTGCGGAGTGTCCGGTAATGTTGAACTCGTACATTGGCTGGAATCTCGAGTATTCTTCCAGACTTGGCTGACTCCCAAATTCGATCCCAGTCGGCGGCATCGTTACGTCGGTGGGGCTTTCTCCCCAACTCAAACTGCGTATCGGGGACGCGTGTTTCCTCTTTCCAGACGTACTCATCGGCCGCTGCTGATCTAGTAAGCTCGCAGTGAGCGGTTGTTCCAAATATTGATTTGACCACCCGTAATGAAACTTCTAAATAAGTATATTTAAACTTTTATTGAAATAGGTGATGACTTGCCAATGCTCATATCCAGTGGTAGCGCCCAGTTCTCTCTGCCCTTTGATGTAGGCGACCGATTCTGGTAGCTGCGTTGGGATATTCCAATCATCCCGGGGGATCGTGAGTAGCCAAATTCTTCCTTGACGTCGTGTAGTTGCTTCATTCGTTTGCGGCATTGATCAAAAGGTTCTTGAGAATAAAATGGATTGTCGTTTGTGTTACAAAAGTCAAAAGCAGATTGATCAGGCAATGGTTTAGTCATTTCAGATCAAAGGGGAGGTCGTTCCTTATATAGGGATGTGGCTTATGTGGCGTTGTTCCGTAACGTTCCATGTGGCGCCACGTGTTTTATAGGAGGGGAGGGGGTGACAAGCACCCCCTGATCTAAGTGAGACTTGAGACCCCGTGTCAGTAGGTAACATTGAAGTCTCATTTTACAAAGTGACTTCTGAGTGTACTGACACGGATGTAGTCTCCGGCCTTCGGCTTTAACGGTGGGGGGGTTTCACCCCCCGATGGAGCATCGTCACCGATACTCCTTCCTTTCATATTTGGTTATTATAGTAGTTCGTGGACAGTGTTTAGTTTCGATTTTTTCGACAAGATAAATTTCGTTTGGTGGTGATTAGTTAGAGAGAGATGTTAGACAGCTACAATTTATTAATTAAACAGGAGTCCATGGTGCTAAAGGTCCACCTAAGAATGTCCCACGAAGATTGGTCTCGCCTCGTTTTTTAGGATATGCTATACAATAATTACGATTTTCATATTCCCAATTTACAGTAATTAAATTTGTACTAGCAGTTCGAATACGTTCTTCCAAAGCTAAGATTTGACTTTGACAAGCTTTAACGTTATTAAAGATTGGTAAACCTTGTTGTGTTCCGAATACATCGGCCCTAAATCTTTTTAATAATTCCACAAAATAGTTTTTGTACTTGTTAGATAAGCTAGTCTTTTTGATATTACCTGGATCTAATGTAATACCGCTAGATTTCTTAATGTTTTTCCACATACGAGGTGTTGGAGGCTCGTGATCAATTGTATAAGGAAATACAGTTTGCCCTCCAAATACAGCAACACCTTGGGTTACACCTGATGAGAATACCCAATCAATGTTGTTTAATACGTTGTTGCCTATAGTTGCAGTTTGTTTTAAACGTGGATCAGCATTCGCAAAATGATACAAACTACCTTTTAAAGGTTGATTATCTACTCGATCTGCAGTAGGATCAGTAGATGTTCCTGAACCCAAAGTACTGTTTTGAACAGTTAAAGTAGAATTAGCTTCATATTCTATCATTAAATTCTCAAATGTTAATGATGCCATATGAATACGACCTAAAGCTTGTACATCCCTGTGCATGTAAAGACCATAAGGTTGTTGGAATGATCCATTAGTCATATAATTATTCATAAATTGCCCAATATGACCAGGAGTGTTATAAATCCCTACAATTACAGATCTAAGTGTTGCATTATCTGGAATCAAATAATCAGTTTGAAGCAACGTCTGTGTAATAGGATCTTGTGTTACAAATGAGATAATAACAGCATTAGTAGCATTAAATTGTGATTGAATAGGAGTGTTCAATGGCAACTCTTGTTCTTGATTTGAAATATCAACTTTTGCTTCCCTAAACAATGTTCTTATAATTGCTCCAGTAATTGTTTTAAATATTTCATCTTTTTGATAATTATTATAATGTAAATACACAATATCGGCATCTGATACTGTTCCATTAAATTCCAAAACTTGTTGCCATCCTAATTTTCCAGCCTTCGCCTTAATATCCTTGACCAACTTGCGAGGTTTCTTAAAACGACCACGATAAGTTCCAGTTGGAGCTTTTCCAGCCTTAGGCTTGCCCTTTGCCATCTTTCCCATCCTTTTCTGTACCATTGCCATAGTTTTTCCTTTAGAACTTTTCTGATACTTGGTTGGCATACCGCTTGGTCTTGCTTTTCTTTTCTGTCCTTGAGCCATATCTTTATTTTTGGTAAAGTTTTTCGCAGCCAATGATGCTCTATATCCTAATTGAGCACCTAATACAGCACCTGGGACATTATCAGTTATAAATCCCAAAGCTGCTCCTGCTGCTCCTCCGACATATTCCATTTTGTAAACTTTTTTTATTCAAATTCTGTTATTTGTAATCTTCTAAGTAAAGCGTTTCTTGTTTCTTCATCAAGTTCAGGATACCAATTAAACGGATGTACATTAGAAGTTATCCATATCTTGTTTGCTACCAATGGTGTAGAAGATCCTTTGATCTCCACAAGCACAGGGTACCGATCGAGCCACCGGAGTATATGGGAGATGTCGATACCGCCTCGAAATTCATCGATAACAACATGTTGCTGATCTCTGTAACCATCCCAGAATTTTGAGCGAGGGTCTTTAGGGTAAGCAGAAAAACCGGCTTCGTCCCAGGCCCTACGAGATTTTCCAGTCCCAGTACGCCCGCAGAAGACAAAAACCTGTCGTTCCATAGGTAACGGTTCGCTATAGTCTGAAGCAATTGTGCGGAGTGTCCGGTAATGTTGAACTCGTACATTGGCTGGAATCTCGAGTATTCTTCCAGACTTGGCTGACTCCCAAATTCGATCCCAGTCGGCGGCATCGTTACGTCG